CTTACCCCATTTTTATTACTATTCTTCCCCTACTACATTCTCTATCTTGTTACGTTGTTTATTTATATGTCTTTCTAATATATCCCTAACTACTTCTTGTAGTGTCATGTCTTTATCTATGGATATAATCTTTAACTTCTTCCAACATTCTACTGTTACCTCTATATTTATATTCTTGTTACCTTTTGTTACCATGACTACTTCCTTATTTATTACTGTTATTTATCTTATTTACATACATAATATAAATGCAATTATACCGATGTATCATCACTTGTCAACTTATCATCAAACTTTTTTTTGTATTTCTTTACGCATCTCACAATAATATCCGTCATGGATTCTTCTTGTTCAGCAGCTGTCTTTTTTAAGAACATCCATATGTCTTTTGGCATGCGCATGTTAAAAGTTTTTATCTCTGTCTTTTTACTTCCCATTTTGTTAATCCTTTTGATTGCTTATTTATTGAATTGATTAAATGTATCACATTATGGATATTTTTACAATTGTGGTGAATTAGCTGCTTGTATTGCCGAGTATCACCTATAATTTTGAAGTATTTTTTTATTGCGAATCATGTGAATGCACTCGAAATGGGTAGCAGTAACCGCAGAGTTAGCGCCGCAGTATCGCAGCGAGTGCCGAGCTAGGTAAAAGTCTTGTAATTTACTGCATAAGACTTAAAAAATTAATCGCAATTGAGATATTTATTGAGTAATTAATAAGATTAATTTATGAAATTTAATTTTGAATGGGAAATCGAAGAGAGCTAAGGTAATATTGATTTAAGAGAACATGCGCCCTGTTGAAGCAGAGCGCACACAACATCCATTGGTCATCCATTACGTACTTATAATCTTAACGTAATGAGTGAAATGGATCAACATTTACGTTAAGGAAATTAACTATGTCTGTAAATAAGTTAGATTTTGATTCAATCATTCAATCCAAAAAAGGTTTTACCACTTCCCTCAATGATGTCATCCAAAATATTCGCGATCCCCTAATTCTTGGAATTTATGTCTATCTCACTTCCTTACCCCCTCAATGGTGTGTAAATCGTAATCACTTAATGGATCATTTTAATATCGGAAGAGAAAAATTACATAAGGCATTGCGTTGGTTGCATGTAAATTATTTGATCAGCTATGAACAACAAAGAAATGCTAATGGAACTGTGGATAAGTCCACAATGGTCGTTCATGAAGGCTGGGAATTTTTAGAAAAAGTTGTTAATAATCAACAATCATCATCCGCACTACTGAAAACCCGTATAGCGGCGCCAACCGCACTACTGAAAAACCGTACTCCGGTTGAACCGTACTCCGGTGAAACAGCACCTATAAATACAATAGAAAATATAAAAGAAATAAAAAGAGAGAGAGTGACGCGCCAAAAACGCGCTCCTCTCTCTGAATCTTTTGTTTTTAACAATGAGGTAAAGCAACTCGCTGAAGAAGTGGGTAGGCGTGTTGGCTTAACAGGGTCTCAATTAAGAGAAAAATTTGTTTTGATATGCTTGGAGTCGGGTAAAACCAGTGCTGATTGGAATGCTTCTGCTAAGAAATTTCTTCTTACTGAAAGAATTGTAATAAAAGAAAACAAAATTCCTACTGCTAATAATTATCCTACAGGCACAGCTTATAAATTTTTCGACGATCCTACTCATCCATCTAATAATTTATTGTCTAAACATTAAACATTTTTGACGATGATGGGCCGCTTTTAATTGCCATAGCTCAGCTGCGGCAAAAAGTTAAGGAAAAGTTCATGGAAGATTTAACGCAATTGGAAATGCGACTGGGTGATAAGATTTGTCATTTAATTAAACAAATTTATTTTGAAAGTGACACATGGCAATCTTCTTATCGCAAGATAGCGGTAAAATTTAGTTTATTTAAGCGAATAATGCGCACATTTTATCCGGATATTGTCGAGATAACGGATATTTTGTCGAAGGTTCAAGGATTTATCGCCAAAGACGTGGAAGATATCTTTAGCTTTGAAGATCGAGTCAAAGAGGAAGTTAAGGTTATCCAGGGTGCCAAATATGACAAAAGGGTGACTTGGGTGCCGATCGGGATTGAAAGGCTAGAGCTGTTAGAAGCGATACGCCAAGTGACGGTTAATGACGCCGTGATAGAAGTTAAGAAAAATATTGCCGTATGAGCTCCAAATTTATTCATGACAAATAGATTGACTATTTTTAGTGGTTAGGTATAGGGTATATTTTAAAGTTCGTTAAAATTGAAATTTAGTGGGTTATAATGGATGTTGTAAATTATCGCTAGGGAAGGTAAATAAAAATGTTCCACGCAGAACATAAATCGCAATTGGAAAAAGATTATCAATGGCAGAAGAAAGGGAAAAAGTACAAGACTAAATATTTTTCGGCATTAGGGGAATTATTCGGGAGAGAACCGCATGACAAGGATTGTCAGCGAGATCTTGCCAACGGAACGGCAAGAACAGATTCAGTTTGTGACATGGTTAAAGAATAGGGGATTTAGGGTGGCCGCGTCTGCGAATGGCGGGTCACGGCATCTTTTGGAGGCGATTGCGCTTAAAAAAATGGGCGTCTCCAAGGGATTTCCGGATGTTGAGGTGCCATTACCCAGCGGTCGTTATCATGGGTTTTATGTTGAAATGAAGCGTCAAAAAGGTGGAAAAGTCTCTATAGAACAGGCAGAATGGCTCGCTTATTTACGTGAGAAAGGGTACTGGGCGGAGGTCGCTCGGGGATTTGAAGAGGCCAAAGAAATGTTTCTTCATTACCTTTCTTTTATGCCAAAAGCCGCTTAAGGAGAAGCCATGCTGATTATTTGTATGTTCATTTTAGGATTTATTTGTGGGGCGATCTTATCTTATATCTCCTTTAGGCCAGTCCATTTGGCATTAGAATCTCTTGAAAAAAAACACGAGCAACTCATTTCAATCCTGTCTCAATGGCAGAGAAAAGTTTAGTCCGTCATGTTAATTTGGAACTCCTCGTTCCTTGAACCACTCCTCGTTTTGTGAAATTAACTGCGTTTGATTGGACAAATCCTCACCAAGGTTGGTGGGGATAATTTTATAAGGAAATTTTATGGTAGTGTCGCGATGCTGTAAGAATGAAGTCTGGGTTTATCATGGCAATGAAGGGACGTCCTTTTACATTTGCAATAATTGTGATAAAGCTTGTGATACGATGGAAAATCCTAGAGGGATAAGGAATGTCTATGATGACGCCAGGAATGCTCGCGAAACTACGTAGATCGTTAATCCAGCATGAGGGATATGAGAAATTTCCATATATAGATACAGTCGGTAAAATAACCATAGGGATTGGTTATAATTTAACCGATCGTGGCATGGATGATGATTGGATAAATAAAGAGTACATTAAGGACGTGGCCTATTTTTATCATCAACTCTCTCAATATTCGTGGTACTTAGACCTAAATCCTGACCGACAAATAATTTTAATCGATATGGCATTTATGGGATGGAAACGATTTATTGAATTTGAAGATATGATTAAGGCGCTAGAGCAGGGCGATTATGTTACGGCTTCTAAAGAAATGTTACAAAGCAAATGGGCTGAGCAAACAAAACGACGTGCGGAAACTTTAGCACAAGGAATGCTAACAGGAGAGTATAATATATGAACGTTAAGGGAATATTTGAAGATGCGCTACCTATTATATCTACTTTTGCGCCCACTATTGGCGCTGCTCTTGGTGGTCCTATCGGGCTTGCAACAGGTTATATTCTTCCTCTTCTGGCTCACGCTTTTAATATCGATCCATCTAACTTATCAGACCTCGCAACAAAGATTATCGGAGATCCAGAAGCTCAAGCGAAGCTTCAAGTAATAGAAGCTAATCATGGAAGTACGGTCGATCTTCTCATGAAATCTGTAAATAACTTGTCGAAAGCTGAAGTTAGTATTAATCTTGAATGGAAATAAATTACTCACGTTCGCAAAGGAATTGCGTATCTATGACAGACAAAGTTAAACGTCCTATAGGTCGACCCGATAAATTTACCCCTGAAAGACGTCAAGCTATCCTTGATGATATCTCCCATCGTATTCCCTATGAATTTGCAGCCGAAGCTAACGGAATTTGCGAAGACACACTTTATGAATGGTTAAAGCGTGGGTTTATTGATAAAAAAATTGGAATAGAGAGTGAGTATGCTATTTTTTCCGAGGATTTAAAGAAAATTGAACGAAATAAGATCAGAGAACACCTTGAATGTATCAATTCTAATCCGGAAAGATGGCAGGCACAGGCATGGATTTTAGAGCGACGATGGTGGAAACAGTTTAGTCCTAATGCAGCCGTATTGGATTTCAATAAACGATTAGATCGCATGGAAGCGGAAGAAGGAGAAAAGGATGTCAAAGCTCTCAGAGGCAAAGCGAAAGAAATTACCGAAAAGTGATTTTGGTATGCCAGGCGAAAAGAAATACCCTATGCCGGATAAATCTCATGCGGCTAATGCTAAGGCTCGTGCTAGCCAAATGGTGAAGAAAGGCAAGCTTAGCAAGAGTTCTGAACAGAAGATTGATAGCAAAGCCAATAAGGTTTTGGGTCATAAGACTTTGCGCGGTGTGCGTAAATAATAAAAAGGAATTTTACATGAAAGAAGATAATGGCGATCAAGGGGTAGGCGCAACAGCATTTGACCTACCTAATTCTCAACATCCTGATTACACCAATAAGATTCATTACGGTGATCAACGTGTCCCTCATCCCACTAATAGTGCTGCTAAAGTAACGCCACATGCTGAAGTAATGAGAGCCTTCGTACAAGGAAAGTAAGCTGCATGAAGTGCAAGGAATGTCATTATCCTGACTCTCATGTTGTCCAGACATACAAGGACGACTTGAAGAATTTAGTCACTCGACGACGAGAATGTTTGCGTTGTGGTGTGCGTTTTACCACGCACGAAAAGATTCGAGACCCTAAATTACCTTCTATTGAATCGCATGGGATGGTCTCGCATAAATGATAAATCTATCGTTAGCACAGTGTGAAAATAGACGTGTCGGCTTAATGAATAAGCGCAATACCCTCAGTGACCAACATATTTTCTTTGACAAGGATGAGACAAGAATCTATGCCAGTGATATAAAGATAAGGTACGTCCCTAATCCAACGGGTGAGCTTTTTCATGCTGACAATACTTTTGTTCAGCTCATTATGGGACCATATGGAAGTGGCAAATCTACAATCTGCGTTAATAAAATTGTACGACATGCGTGCTCAATGCCCGTCTGGCGTAATGGCCGTAGGCGATCAAAGTGTCTCATCATCCGCAATACCTCAGGTGAGTTACAGTCCACCACCTTACAAACATGGCTCCAATGGTTTGGAGATCTTGGCGACATACGCAAGCGTCAAAAGCCATTACTCACGTATGAACATACATTCAATGATGGCTACGGTTTAATAGAATTAGAACTCGTATTTATTGCGTTAGATCGTGATGAAGATATCCGTAAGCTCAAGTCCATTGAAGCGACGATGGCTTATATAAATGAGCTATCAGAGGTGCCACAAGCGGTATTACATCACTTAATTGGTCGCGTTAATCATCGCTATCCTTCCCAAGCTTTCTGTTCCGAACCTTATTGGTCGGGCATCATTGCTGATACAAATCCTCCTGATGAGGATCATTGGATTTATAAAGACTTCGAGTTAAATCCTACGCCTAATTACAAAGTTTTTTATCAACCTTCCGGACTCATCATTAATCAAGACGGTTCCTTTGCTAAAGATGATGAAGGAAATTACATCGCTAATACTCATTGTGACAATTATGAAAATCTATCCCCTGATTACTATGTTAAGTTGGCTGAAAAGCGTTCCGAAGGTTTCATTAAAGTCTATTGCGCTGGGCGCTATGGTATCGTTGAATCTGGTAAGCGCGTTTACCCTGAATATAATGACGATATTCATTCAGTACCAAAACTCGAAGCTATACAAGGGTTGCCTATTCATCTTGGTTGGGACTTCGGTCTCACTCCTGCTTGTGTCGTATTTCAAGTATCGGCAAGAGGACAGGTTCGGATTTTGAAAGAATATCTTGCTGAAGATATGGGCATTAGGACATTTGCTAAAAATGTAGTGCTGCCTAATCTTTCAGTAGACTTTGTGTATAACAAAATTGGTGAATCAGAAGGCGATCCAGCGGGTGCGGCTGGCGATGCCATTATGGAAGAGTTAAGTTGTATTGGTGAGCTTAATAGTTTGGGAATTAATACCAATCCTGCAACTACCAATGATCCTGATATACGTATTAGTAGCGTGCGATATTTCTTAAATGCGATGATCGACGGTCAGCCGGCATTACTTTTATCACGCGAAGGATGTCCGGTATTGCGCAAAGGATTTGTGAATGGTTATCACTTTAAACGACTGAAGATAACGGGTGATGAACGTTATCAAGATAAACCAAATAAGAATCGTTTTTCTCATCCTCATGATGGTTTACAATATGGATTAATGAAATTTGCCTCTGATCGTGTGATTGATATTAAGAAGACTGAAGCTGCAAAAGTGGACATGTGGAACCCGGTATTAAGGATAATGTGATGTGGACGGTAGGTAACTCTCATAAATGGACAGCGGTTCCAGGAACGCGGACTGAGACTAAATATTATTTAGATGGTGCTCGATTTCATGGCATACCTATTCCGTTATTCAACAGAAAATACCTTGATATTGACACAGGTAAATTTGATTTAGATAGAATTGAATCAATTAAGTCCATTGCTTGGGCAGATATTATTGATCATTATCCTGACGGGCACTCTCATGATCGTTGGTCAGATTCTAATAAATATAGACATTTATCTGTTCCTTCGTTCACTCCTAAAGATAATGACTTTGATGAAGAGTACAGGAAAGATGAAGAATTAAAACGCAAACAACAAGAAGAAATAAAAAAAGCTCAGCAAGACGTAGACAGAATTAAATTAGAATTAGAAGAAAAAGAACGTCAGTATCAAGAATATGTGAAGATGAGAGAAAAACAAATTGCTTTAGCTAAAGCAGCCTCACAACCTAATTGTCAATATATTATCACTGTATCAGGTATAAAAAGGGTGGCGTAAATGAATGAAGATAAAAATAAACGTGAAGTATTATCCAATGACACTGATATCAAACGTCAAGTTCCTGGTATCTTACAAGATCATACTGGCGTAAATAAACCTGAAGAATTACGTAATCAGGAACTATTTTATAGGGCGATTGGACGATGAGCTCCCTTAATGGATAAGTTAACGCTTGATCAAATAATTAAGTGTGGTTGGGAGAATTTAAGAATGAGCGGTTGTCATGATTCAGAAGAAAAAAACGTTTCTCCTATCTGTGAACAAATTCAATTATTAGAAAAGAGAATAAAAGAATTAGAAAATTATATTTATTCATCTAACCTAACAAAAGAATTAGACCCAAAAGTATGGGTGCATGTTGCCGATAGACTAGATAAATTAGAGTCTTATTGCGCATTAATAAAGATTAACGATTTCCGTGAATTATGTGTAAAAATGGCACAAGATTTAAATGAAAATTTAGGAAAAATTCCGCACAAATGTCCTGTTTGTGATGGAAGTGGGAGATATAAATTAGCTACGGCTTTATGTGCTAGTGATATTATTAATTGCCATTCTTGTGAAGGCAAAGGAATTGTTTGGGGATAATTTTATAAACTTAAAGGAGTAAGACCATGAGTGTATATTCATTTCAAATTAATTTTCCAGGGCAAAATAATGGCGTTGTTCCACGCATTGGACATCTTTATACACAAGTCGATAATCTTGCCACGGTTACGACAGCAGGTTATTTAAATCCTTACATTCAAAGCCAAGGATTTAGTGTTCTTCCTACCGATTTAATTGCGGTAGTCGCGACCGATGGCACGCAATGGTATAAGCCTGTATTTAGCGCTACTGGAGTTTGTACCTTAACGGCGCTTCCATAAGCATGAGTATGACAGTTAAGAAATTAATCTCTGAATTAGAAAAGATAGAGAATAAGTTTCTTGAAGTAGAGGTTCATGCTATTGAGTACCGCTATAATTTTTATGAACTCGATACAGTCCGAAAGGTAGATAAAAAGGTGATTATTTTTACTAAGGATAATAGGAGAAAGTAATGGATTATGACTTTAGCGGTTTATGTGCTGATCAAATTGAAAAGATTGAGAAGAGATTAATCTCGTTAAAGAAAACATTTATCAAGGAATATGCTGTCGCTTTGAATGTCATTAACAATAAAAATGCTAATGAGAATCGTGGTGACATTAAAACAAAGATAGATGATTTATTTAACGATACCGCTAATAAAGCCCAAATATTTTACACTGAATGTATGAATAAAGTTAAAAAAGTACTCACTGAAAACTTAAAATAAGGAGCTTTTATGTTATTTAATGATGCATTAAATCTATTAATCAATGGTAAGTTTGTTGCTCGTAATGCGTGGGATGCAACCGGGGAATATTGTGTATTGCTTCCGGGAATGCAATATGTATGGAAGATTTTAACAAATCCAACGCCTAATGCGGGTAATTGGTTGCCATTAGTTTCTGATTTATTGGCAGACGATTGGAAAGAATTAAGTAAAACTGAATATGATCCTAATCCTAAAGAATAGTATGATAGGAACTGGCCAACAATACTTTGTGGATAGTATCTAAAATCTACGTGTAAGTCGTAGGGAATAGGGGAAAAGAGGCCGATAAATTTGTGCAATCGTGGTCTAATGGAAAGATAGTAGCTCTGAACACGTTCATCTAAAGATATCGGTTCGATTCCGGTCGATTGTCAATTGTTAGTAAAATATTGTGAAGTGTATATTATTGAATAGATTAATTAATCAACAGGAAGTTGTTAATTGATCTAATAACCGCTGTTAAATGTTCATAACACCAAGGATGGTACTATGGAACGTGAAGCCAATGACGTTAATGTCACTGAATTATCTCCTGATGAAATCAATGAGATGGAAGATCGTCGTATTGCCATGCTTAATGAAGCGGGCATCGATGAATTAGATGTCTTAGAAAAAACCAATAAAAATTTAAATACCTGGAATAGTTATTTTAACGAGAATATTGTCCGTGGAAAGGATGATATGAATTTCGTATTGCGTGACCAATGGACGGCGGTTGAAAGAAGCGAATTTACTCGCCTCTTTAAACCAGCCATGACATTTAACAAACTTTACGACTCGACAAAGAAGATATCAGGGGAGCAGCGTAAGAATAAACCCGATTTAATAGTACGGTCTCTGACGGGGAAAGCGTCACAAGATCAAATAAATCTTCGAGGAGACTTAGTTCGTACAATATCTTATCAATCACAAAACGATCTGGTATATCAAACTGCATTTAAGTCGGCCCTCATGATGGGTTTTGGGGCGTTTCAAGTCATGGTTGACTATGAATCGCCACGTAGTTTCAACAAAGTGATTCGTTTTGACATCATCCCTGATGCAACCATGTGTTCATGGGACCCTACAGCGACCAAACCTCATAAAGGTGATGGTAACTTTTGCTCTCGCCGCTTTGTTTTTACGAGAGATGAGTTTTTTGCCACTTATCCTTATGTGCTAAATCCAGTTTCTTATGTTGATCCATATATGCTACTGGATTTCCAATGGCAAACGCGCGATACCATAATCGTTTGCGATGAATTTGTCAAAGAATGGTTCCCTTTGAAGATATTTAAGCTTTCTAACGGAATGGTGGTAGACAAATATCAATGGGAAGAAGCACAAGAAGCGCATCAAATGCAGAAAAAGTTAGTAGAAGGATCAATTGTTGCCAAAATCATCGAAAAAGGTATTCCCCGAATTGTCGATGAGAGACAGACGCAAGATTATCGAATTATGCATTATCGTATGATTCGTGACCGAATTATCGACTTTTCTGAATGGCCATCGCGTCAATTACCAATTCCTTTTGTTGATGGTGATTCTTATTACATTGAAGGCCGTCAATATACTAAATCCTTTATTCATGAGGCTAGAGATGCTCAAAAGGCTCTCAATTATTCTCTTTCGGAAACGATGGCCGAGATTAAAAATAGACGGCGTGAACAATGGATTGGCACGCCAGATAATATCATTGGTTACGAGCAAGATTGGCGTAATCCAGAGCTTCAAATGGGTATTTTACGTGCAAAACCTGATCCTAAAACAGGTCAATTACCTCAAAAAATGCCCGCATGGGAAGTGTCGCAAGGACTATTTACAGTAGCTGCTACCACTAATCAGAACATCAAAGAAATCCTTGGATTTAGTGAACAAGAGCAATTAATGGGCAAGGACATGTCGGGTAAGGCTAGAAGAGAAAGAAAGTTAGAAGGATCAATGTCAGCTTATGTATTTTTCGATAACTTGAATCAAGCCATTGAACAAGGTGGCCGAGTGGTTAATGAATTACTGGATTACATTATTGGAGATGAAGAACGTCATTTTGTTATCAATAAAAAAGACGGTAAAAGTGATCCATTAATTATAAATCATATGCAACCTGATGGCACCGTTAAGAATCGCTTAGAACCAGGAGATTATGATGTTGAAATTGATACAGGGCCAAGTTTTGCCGTGCAAAAAGATATTGCTCTTGAGTTTCTCCAACAAACCCTTCAAGCCTATCCGCAAGGTTTCCCTCTTATCGCAGATTTATGGGCAAAAAACCTCGATGTTCAATTTATGCCCCAGATTGCGGATCGTTTTAAAACGATTGTACCGCCTCAAATCCTGGCTAAAGAAGAAGGTAAACAATTGCCTCCACAGCCTCCATCACCTCAAGAACAACAAATGCAAATGCAACAACAAATGATGCAACAAGAGATGCGTATTAAAGAATCTCAACTTCAAGAACGCGCTCAAGAATTGTCTATTCGGCAAAAGAAACATGAATTAGAAGAAGCGCAATTAATCTTAGATGCTCGAAAAATGCAAGCTGATATGCAATTAGAACAGAAACAACACCATGTTGACATGGCACGAGCTGATATGGACTTTACGGCTAAAATTGCAAAAATTTTAGCTGATACTCATGTTAAATCTCAGAAATCAGTATAGGTAATGATGTATTTTTAATCGAAAGTTCTAAGCTATAGGTAACGATGACAGGAGTCGTCGGGGCAAACGGAGATGCCTAATCTCCGGGGCAGAATAGATGCCATGTGGAGAAAAGTATGGAAGCTCAGGACATGTCGAGTCAAGAGAAGGATTCTCTTGCTGGTCAGGTGATGGATAGTTTAGGTGAACCCGAACAAGCAGCCGATGAGGTTAATGAATCTCACGAGTCAGCCGGTGCAGGACACCCAACAGAGAACCAAAATGATCCTCTTTTTGTTCAGAAACGTCTGAAACAACAAAAGAGGGCTCACGAAAGGGAAATTCGTGAACTGCACGCTAGGATGGCGGATTTGCAGACAAAATTGGCGCCTCAACCTTCATATGATCAAATGGCTAATCCCTATGGTGCGCAGGTTCAACCTGGCAGTGTAGAAGAGCAAATTCACAAGGCGGTCAGTTTTGCGCTTAACCACAAGGATATGGAAGAGCGTAAAGCTAAAGAGATGCAGCACCAAATGGAGCTTCAAAAGCAGTACAAGGAATTGTACAAACATTTGGACAGTATGAATGACAAGTACGACGACTTTCACGATACCGTGTTTGGCGACGATGCTCAGTTCAGTCCTACGATGCGCGATTATGCTCTCACCTTACCTAAAACAGGTAAAGGATCTGCCGGCGAAGTGCTCTATAACCTTGGCAAAAACCCTTCTGAACTTGAACGTATTTCTAAACTCTCCACCGCAAGACAAGCGCAAGAGCTGGCATTACTGTCGCATGCTTTGATTGGAAGTGCAGATACTAAGAGTTCGCAACCGAGACCACTCGGGACCATCAAAAGCAATCCAGTAACCAACTCCCATGCAATTACGGATAAGACGCCTGTCGGTTCGATCCGGCAGCGAATGAAGTCGGGTAGTTGGAAATAGTCTTGTTAAAGGATTAGCACAGACTGGTTTTGTACTGATTTTATAACAGATTGATCCGCTGCCTCTAACCAATGGAATGGAGACTGGCAATGGCTAATCAATTTATTAACACGCAACTTGTGTCAAACACAGCGTTAGCAATGTTTGCTAACAATGCCCCTTTTGTAATGACAGCTTCTCGAATTTATCAAGATGATTTCCAGAGCTCTGGTTATAAAATCGGTGATACATTACAAGTCCGTAGACAAAATAACTTTGTCGTCGGTGATGGTTCCACCGCTGTCCCTCAAGATATTATTGAAACGGTTGAAACCATTACTGTTGCCCATCAATATCACGCCTTGATTGCTTATACCATTCAAGATTTATCATTACGTATTGAAGATTTTAGTCGCATGTTTATTCAACCGGCGATTCAAAACATCATTACGCAAATGGAACGTGATATTAATAGTTCTGCTGAAACAGAATTATATTTCTTTACTGGCACAGCCGGAAGTCCAATTAATTCTTTTAGTACCGTTGATTTAGCGGGCGCAAAATTGTTAGAGCAAGGCGTGAACATTTCTTCTGATGCTTATCTTGCGATGACTGTGCGTGATGGTTCTTCGCTAAAATCAGCATTATTAAATAACTTCACTCCTGTTTTCAACGAAGACATCGTGCGTCAATCGGCCATCGGTCATTTATCTTATTTTGATATTTTCCAATCTCAAAATATTGTGCAGCACATTGCTGGTGCCGGTCCTCGTTTAACTCCTGGTGACACGTTAACAGTGAATGGTGCAGTTTCATCGGGTAATACGATTGTATTAGCAGGTGCCACTCCAACCGTAACGAACTATTTTGTTGCGGGCGATTTGATTTCTATTGCTGGTGTGCATAGTGTAAATCCGTTATCTAGGCAATCAACCGGTCAGAATATGCAATTTGTTATTACACAAAATGCAAATTCAAGTGGTGGTGGTGCAGTGACGATTACTGTGGCTCCTGTGATTATCAGCGATAGTTCCAGTCCACTGCAAAATGTCGATAATCCTGTGCCAACGGGTGCAGCCGTAACAGTCGTGGGAACTTACAATAACAACGTTGCTTACCCAGCACGAGCTTTAGATATTGTTTGTCCTCCTCTGTACAAACTTCAAGTTCCTTATTCCAGTGTCGCTATCGATCCTGAAACAGGTTTATCTCTGGCTGTTACCCAAACAGGTGACATCTTGGGATATCAAAACTTGATGCGTATAGACATTCTTTGTGGATTTAAATGGCATCCACAATATGCAACTAAATTATTGTCATAAGGGAAAACTAATGACCTTTCAAAGGAGCTGTTTGTATCACCGGACCCTCCCTATGCAAGTTCTGGAGGAAAATCAGGAAATGGAATACAAACGGCTCATTGAATCAGGCGAATGGTTTGACCATCCAAATAAACCGTTTTTGAAGAAAGAGGAAAGCAAACATGAAGAGCCGATACGACAACGCTCCCGGAAAAGACGCAGCAATGGCGAAAACTCGTCAAAATAGATACGAAGCAGAACATAGTGCTACCAATCAGTTTGTTAAAAAAGTTCAAAATGAACAAGCAAAACACGCTGGTAGAATTCCTAATCTTAAAGGCGAAGCCATGGAGTTTAATGCTTACATGTGTAATAACGGCGAGCATGCTCAAGAGTTAGCTAAAGATATTACAAAGGGAATTGATTCTGTAGCATTTCCAGTTAAGCCGTAATGATGTCGATGATTTCGACATAGTGTCCGACTATGTCGATTTTTTAGGGAAATTTCGACATATCAGGAGGCAAGGATGCCACAGATACCTCGAACGACGAATGATGTTATCGTCAATTCACTTTATCTATTAGGTGAACTGGGCGTTGGTGAAACACCTGACGCCTTTATGCTTAAAACAGGTCTTGAGCTTATCAATGAATTATTAGATAAGTTTGCGGCGGATAGTATTTATATTCCGTATCTCACCACCATTCGTTCTAACTTCATTGTTGGAAAAGACACCTATTCTATTTCAGATATGATGCCTGCGGACATTACGCAAGATCGTATTGTTGATTTATGTTTTGCAAATTATGTTGTACCGGGAACAGGCATATCCCCGGGGCCTGCGTCAAGTGCATTTATTACGAATTATCAAGTTAATAGTCAACTCACTTTAAATTCATTAGGTGGTTTCTACACGGGAACTCCTGTTGCGGTGAGCACTAGTGGCCCTTATGTTTTATCACAGCCCTTGCAAGCTAATACGATTTATTATGCGATTTTCGTAGATACTAACCACATATTATTAGCCACTACTTTTCAGAATGCTAATAATGGCATTTTTATTACTATTACGGCTGACGGTAGTGGAACCGGTGAACAATTTATAACAGCGCAGACGGTTATCCCGTCTGTAGAAAGACCTACTTCTTTGGTTTATCCACTACGAATTATTAATAAAGCCACTTATTGGGGCGTTGTACGTCAAACAAATCTATTAGCTCGCCCTGGATTTATTTTCTTAAATAAACAAGCTCAAGAAAGTTTCATTACTGTTTATCCAGTTCCTGATCAACCTTATCCATTTTCTATACAAGTAAAGTGCATGCTTAATTCATTAGGTGCTCAAGATACGTTAGGAGAATTGCCACCTAACTATTATGGGTTCATGAAATATGCATTAGCACGAAAATTTTTGGCTTATTATCCTTCCGGAAATTGGCCTCAACAAAATGAAGATGAATATCAAGACTATTACATGACATTTAAGAACTCAAATGAAACGGATTTAACCATTCGACCATCGGTTATTATGACTGCGCCAGAGCCTTTCTACTGGCCAAATATATTGGCTTACTAATGACTAAGACAGTAGATTATGAAATTGTTGGTAGTTATAACAATCAAAGAGTAAGCAGCATTGATGCTGAGCGCTCCGTTAATATATTTGAATACAGAGATCCTCTAGGGAAAAAACCTCGCAGCTTAATTAACACTTCTGGCCTTATTGATTCTCAATTTTCTTTTGGATCAGCAATGGGTGGATTTAGAGGACAATTTGTTTTTCAAAATGATCAATTCGTTGTAGTTGGAAATGGTTCAAGTGGTTCTTCTGTATTTAGGATTACACCAGCGGGTAGCGTTTCATTTTTAGGAACTTTAATTAATACATTTACTGGTTATGTAGGAATTGATGCAAATACCTTTCAGGTAATTTTTGTCGACGGTGTTAATGGCTATATATGGGACACCATGGCCAATACATTTACTGAAATAACTGACACTAGTTTTCCTGCGCAACCCATCGATGTGTGTTATTTAGATGGATTTTTTGTTGTTGCGGATGGTGGAACCAATAACTTCCAACTTTCGTCCTTCAATCAAGGATTGGTATGGGGTCCAGCTGGTAATAATTTTACGGCCGATGATACGCCAGGAAATAATTGGTTAATTATTGGTGCGAGTACTATTGGCGGATCAGCTAATACAGATAATTATCAAACTGGAGTTACCGTTAGTTTGTCGACAACAGGATCATTGCCTAGCCCATTAAATTCTATGGACACTTATTATGTGATTCGCATAGACAACACGCATATTAGATTAGCAACCAGTTATGCAAATGCTATTGCCGGAACAGCGATTACATTAACAACGAATGGGACGCCTACTAATACGATTACGAGCGATGGTCAACTTCAAGAAGGTGCCATTACCACTCATCCTGGAACGATTGTTGCGTGTCGAACTCTTCATCGAAGATTATTTTTATTTTCTCAATTCTTCACAGAAGTTTGGGAGAACGCGGGCATTGGAACCAATTTACCATTTAGACGAAATAATTCGCTATTGATGGAATATGGCACTCCGTCCATTGGAAGTATTGCCGTAGGATTTGACATCATGCAGTTTCTATCTCAGACAAGAGATGGATTAGGATCTGTGATGCAAGTTTCTGGTACTGAATCAGTACCCGTGTCAACGCGTGCATTAGATTTTGCACTCGCACAATATGCAGCGTTAGGACAAGTGGCAGATTGCAGAGCATTTTTAATAAAAGAAAATGGTTTAATTTTTTACCGTATGAATTTCACTCTAGCTAACCATACGTATGTTTATGACGTGACATTAAGTAATGCGGCAAGTGGAAATGATGCTGATAAATTATGGCATGAAGAAGAAATATTAAATGGTAATCGTCATCCGGCACAAACTCATGCTTATTTTAATGGTTTAAATTATGTCGGTGATTATAAGTTACCCATTTTATATCAAGTCAGTAGTAGCGAATTTACTAATAATGGCGAAGAAATTAGACGTATGAGAATCACTCGTGCCATTGTTCCACCGGGTTATCAACGCATGAGAATTGATCGATTACAGGTAGATTTGTTACAAGGAAATATTGCGAATATTGGCTCTCAATTTGAAGAATTAGGACTTTTTACAGAAGACGGTCAACAACTATTAGCCGAAGATGGTGAACCCATTCTCTTAGAGCAAGAACAATTAATTCATAATCCACAAGATTTATATGTGTTTTTATCTATATCCAGGGATGGTGGTCAAACCTATGGATATACAATAAAAGCGCCTATGGGTGCGGTAGGTCAACGCACATTTAGAACGCTTTGGAGAAAGCTTGGAGTCATTCCTCGAGGACAGGCATTTGTTGCTAAATTTGAATTTTTTGATGCAGTGCCATTTGTAATATTAGGCGCCTCATGGGCTGTTGATATATTGCCGGAGTAGAGAATATGGCCAATGATTTAGATCAATTCCCTTTTTATGATGCTTTGATTAAAAGTGGATCTGATAAAATGTCCGATATTTGGATAGGTTCTCTTTCTACTTTTTTTCAAAGTTTGATAGGATATTTAAGTCAGAACGGAATTTTTTTTCCTCAACTTACAACGGCTCAAAGAAATGAAATTTTAAGTCCAATACCAGGACAAGTGATATATAATACTACTTTGAACACTGCACAATATTTTAAGAATGGCACATGGACGTCATTTTAACTACATAAGGATATGTAGCGATGCAATCAGGAAATTATGGTGGATATAATAGTGGCTTAGGCCAATTTCTTGGCGGATTATTTGGTAATAGCGGAGATCCGTATAAACAAGCCGGAAATCAATATCAAAACTATCTCAATCAAGGGATTGGTGCGCAAAATCCTTTTTATCAAGCGGGAACAGGTGCTATTCCTGGTTATCAAAACTGGGTAAATAGCATGCAAGATCCATCAGGTTTCATTAATAAAATGATGGGTCAGTATCAGGAATCTCCATGGGCAAAGTATGAACAACAACAAGCTTCTCGTGCTGGTACCAATGCAGCATCAGCAAGTGGTTTAGCTGGAAGCACTCCCTTTGCTCAGCAAATGGCACAGACCTCAGCGGGAATTTCTTCTCAAGACATGCAAAATTGGTTAGGTAATGTTTTAGGTACTAATGCGCAATATGGTCAAGGATTGGGAAATGAAGTGGGCTGGGGTCAAGGCGCTGCTAATCAAATGAGTAATATGTATGGTAATGCGGCTCCTTGGATGGGCGGTGCAGCATTTGGTCAAAGCGCTGGCAATCAAATCGATTGGGGTAATATGTTGGGTGGCGCATTAGGAATGTTTGGTATGTAATTGGGAAGGAATAACTATGGATTTGCCATTACCGTCACCAGGTAAAACAGGATTTATGCTGGGAGCATTACAAGAAGGTCAAAATCAGGATTTGACTAATAGTATTTTGCGTGCCCAATCTAAATATGCG